GAAAGTATATGGTAGCACAAGAAGGGGAAGATAGTGATAACATGGCCAAGTGGATTACCACAATTTGTAAACCAAGATGGGTATAACGAACAGAGAGTAGATGGAAAGTTAGTCACAAAAATGGACTCTGGCCCAAGTGTAAATAGAAGTATATTCACAGCAACCCCTTATGGGTACAACATAGCTATGAATCTCACATCTACCCAAGTTGATATTTTAGATACTTTTTATTATACTGAATGTAAAAATGGGGTAGTCTCCTTTGAATGGATTCACCCCCGTAGATATACTAGTGCTGATATGAGATTTACATCACTACCTAGTATATCTAATGCAGGATATGATAACTTTATGGTATCCTTTAGTGTGGAGATATTACCGTGAGAACAATAAGTAATGAAGTAAAGCAAGACATACAAAAACAATCTATAGAAAATTTATATTTAACTTTAATAGAACTAAAGTATACTGTTGATGGGACTGACGAAACTTTTTATATGGTAAACAATCACCAAGCTATTATAAGTAATACTAAAACTTATTTACCCTTAGCTTTTTCATTTATCATTCCCCAAGATAGTGAAGGTTCTAGAGGGGCTAGTATTACTATTGATAATGTGGACAGAAGAATATCTGCGTTTGCTTTGAGTGTCCCTCAAAATACTAAAATTCATATGACTGAACATTTATTAGATGTGAGTGCGGTTGACTCTGGTTCAGATGCGGGGATAGAAATATCAAGGGACTATATCCTTAAAAATGTAGTGGTAACAAGAGCGACTGTAGCTGGGGAATTAACTTATTTAGAATACCTACAGTATCGCTACCCGTATCTTATTAAGACACCGAGTAGATTCCCTGGAGTGTTCTAACTAATGCTCTAGTGGGCTTCTCAGCCCCCTTAGAATGGAGAATAGCATGGACATACGCTTCATAGGAATCCCCTATAAACTACATGGAAGAAATTATGATGGTTGTGACTGTTATGGACTTGTATATTTATATATGAAGTCCAAGGGCTATACCTTGCCTAAATACGACTTTTCCTATACACTAGAAACTAGCAAAGAAGAGATTACAGTGGATAGAGCCTTGTTATTGGGTACTAAACTTGACGAACCTACGGAATTAGCTATAGTACTTTTTTATAGAAGAAGTCGTCCAGTGCATGTAGGGGTATACACGCAAGGCGGTGTGCTCCACACATCAGAGCAGCGAGATAGTGTGTTTGAACACATAAATTCTCCTAAGCTACAAAGATTTTCAAAAATGGAGTATTACAGTGTCAGTAAAAGTTATTATACAGCCCAATCCCTTTAAGGTAGAATATGAAATAAAAGAATATACAGCCCAACAATACTCCATTAAGGAGTTATTTGACTTACAAGATATCGGGCTTCCTGTTGAAAACTGTATTGTTATTCTTAATGATATTTCTATTACCGATTATGATATAATTCCATTTGAAAATGATACACTTATTATTAGGGCATTTCCAGCAGGAGAAGGGCGTATAGGAACTATCTTTAAAGGTATAGGGGTTGGTTTACTAGGAGGCGCTGGGGCAGGCGCTGGTATTGGGGCTATTTTTGGGCCTCCTGGAGCTCTAATAGGGGGAATTATTGGAGGTGTTATTGGCGCTGTTTCTGGGGGAATAAGTGCTGGCCGTCTTTATGATTCTACCCAAGCTATCGATCCTACACACACTATGGAAGGCAAGCGAAATAGTGGTGAGCAATATGCAATTGTTCCTGTAGTATATGGCACTACAAAAATGAGCCCTTCATATGGTGGAAATGATTTCACCACTACAACAGGTGAAGGTGCAGATGCAGAAATATTTCTACATCAATTATATGTATTAGGCTACCAACCTACTATTTTGGAACAACTTATTATCAAAGGTTCTGTTGCTATAGAAAGAATTAGAAGTACATTTATGGCTACATTTTCAGGAAGCACAGTTACAGCCGTGGGTAAATTTACTGATATAGTTGTTGGGATGAGGGTATTAATTGAAGGCGTTGTAAATTATGGAGAATACTCTGTAGTTACGGCAACCTCAGACACTATAACTTTAGACAAAGCTGTAGTGAGTGGTACTGAAAGCATTACCTTTAGTTTTTTAGAAAATACAGGAATTTATTCTGACTTATTTATTGAATTTAGGTATGATGGAACTATGCCTAATAATTACCCTCATCAAGTAACACAAGCCTCATTAAACCAATCTTGCATGTATAATTCCCCTATATTTTACACCACCCCTGCAAGTGTAAAAGAAGCATTTGTAAATATCGGGTTTATGAGTGGTTTAATAGAAATAACTAACAGCAACAAAATGGAAGCAACCTCAGTTAAATACACAATAGAGTATAAAGAAGTTACTGACACTGAGTGGATTGTCGCTGAGACTAATACTGCAAAGGGTAAAACTAGAGAAGCATATCGAAGAGAAGCTCACATATACTTTCCTGTAATAGGTAGGTATGATATGAGAATTACTAGGACAAGTACTGATAATGTTGGTACTGGTATTTCTGATAATATGACGTTATTGAATGTTCGTACATACAAACTAGATACAGACGGCAACAATATAAATCCAGTAGCCACAGATGTAGCTAGCAACTTAGTACTTATGGCACTTAAAATAAAAGCAAGTGAGCAACTTTCTGGTAGTATTACTGATTTGCAAACTGTAGTTACTAGATGGGTAAAAGAATATGATTCTACTATTGTGTCTGCTAATGAAGAAGATAAGTGGATAGTAAGAGAAAGTCACAATCCTGCTAGTATGTATATTGATGCTGTAACTAATCCTTTGTTAAACCAATACCCTATACCCTTTGATGCATTACACTTTAACTTCCCTGCGTTAGTTGCTTTTTATGAATGGTGTGATAAAGGAAACCCCGATGTGAATCCTGATGGCAGTGTGGGGGTAAATTACTCATGTAATGGATTGTTAAGTACGGAGACAACTTTACAAGAGGAATTAAAAAATATAGTAGGAGTAGCTAGAGCAGAATTTGCTATAATAGATGGGAAGTATACAGTAATACATGATATACCAAGAAGTACACCTGTGCAAATGTTTACTGCTAGAAATATGTTAGCGGATAGTTTTTCTGCTTCAAGAAGCTATGAAGACATTCCCGAATCTATAGAGGTTACTTTTATTGATAAAGAAGCTGTGTATACTACAAACACAATTCAAATACCTCCTGATATAGAAAAGAAAACAGATCCTATAACATTAGGATATATAGACAACTATGCTCAAGCATATGCTATAGGTAAATATGTGTATAATTCTAGGCTTCTTCAAGATAGAGGATACGTATTTACAGTAAGTTTGGATGCACTTGTAGCCACCAGAGGCGATAGAATACTAGTTCAGCATGATGCTTCTTTACTTGGGCTGTCTACAGGGAGAGTAAAATCTACTACAATAGTTGGGGGATTGATTTCTACTTTATTGGTTGATGAAGTGTGTACGATGGAACTTGGTAAGAACTATGGCATTGTAGTAAGAACAGGAACTACTATCAACAGATATAAAATAGATACTTACAACGGAGAAACTAACACACTTATATTGAACGAGTCTGTACCAGAGGGAGAAATTTTAGCAGGTGATTTATTTAGTTTTGGTATTGCAGAAGCAGAAGTAGTTGATTGCCTTATTACTGATATAACTTATGACGAGAATGGGAATGGTAGAATTTCAGCAGTAATTTATAATGAGACTATGTATGATTTGGGGCAAATACCAGAGTGGGAATCTCTACTCACTATTACCAATGAAAAAACTCCTAGAGTAGATATATCTACATATGGGGATGTGGATGCCACGCTATCTCAAATAATTAGTGTACAAAACAACAGTAGTAATGTGAGAATATTTCAAACTAGACCAGTCCCTCCTTATACTGAGGGAGATTTGTGGTTAGTAGGTTCACTAATATATGATTGTGCTATTTCCAAAAGAGTGAGTACGTCCTTCGAGCAAATAGATTGGAGATTGAGAGGTTCTTCTGCTTTTGATTTATTGAACACAGACACATTTAATGAACCTAATCCTCAACACAGATGGGAACATATTGGG